ACGTCGGCACGCGACTTGCGTACCAGCGTCATGGTCGGCGTCTCGGCGCACAGGGTCAGTCGGTCGACGAAGATGGTTGCTCCGGTTCCGGTGCCTGCGGTAATCGCCAGCATGTGTTGTGCCAGCGTTCCCGAGGAAAGTCCGGACAGCGTCTTGGCTTGGACGGCGAGCGTCGGCATCAGAAGGTCACTCCGTTAAGCACGGCATTGGCAATTTCAAGGCGCTCTGCTGGGGTTGTCGAACGATTGATGTGCGACCAAACGGCGTCGGCAATACTGGAGGCGCTTGGTCCCGAACCAGTCGCCACCGTGATCAAGCCGGAGCTGTTGCCGATCAGCATGCTGACTTGGTTTACCACCTTAACATCTGCGATGTTGTGGTTCGCCCCGACACAGCGCACTGTATACGGGCCGAGGTCTTCAAACAGCACGGTGTAACCGTTGATGATTTCAAAGGTGCGTGAATATGTCACTCCCGACAGGATGACAGCCGTGTTGTGCCGGTGTGTGTCGGGGAAAGCCACGCCGTCGACGCTGTCCTCAAGGTCCTTCAACGCCAGGCGAAAGGCATCCACGTCCAACTCGTATAGGCCTGTACTGACAAATAACAGGTCCGCCCGCGGGACGTTAATAACCTTAGTCGCCCAGTTGATCGCAATAGACACGAGGTTAGGCGTCCGACAGGCGCTGCACGGCTACGCTGCCGCCGGCGACACCGAGCGTTGCCGCTGTTTCAAACGTCTTCGTCGGTGTGGCTCCACCGTCTCGGCGGCGCACAAAGAGTTCTCGGTCTGTTACGTAGGTGGCCTGGAACGACGCCGTCGTCGCGCCGGCAAGAGTGTCGATGTAACTGATAAACGCGTTGTTGCCGTTGGCCGCGTTATTGCTCGAAAAGTCATGGGACGTGATCGTAAAGGTAGATCCAGTCCAAGCGGAATAAGGGTGACGCGAAAATGCGCCGTTGGCCCGTTTGATGCGAATTGTTCCCGTAGCCGGCGTATCCGCAGGAATCGATCCGGTGACAACCACCGAGATTACCGATGCGCCAGTCAGCGCCCCGTTCAACGTAAACTGGTTCTCGACCAGCGCCCCGCTGTTCCCCGGCCCGACCAGAAGATAATCCTCGGACACAACCAGCCCAGATACCGTGAATGTGACGAGGTTCGGCGGGTTGCGTAGCGTGTTGGTCAAGTCGAACAGTTTATCGTTGACCGACAAATCAGCCGTCTCAAGAGCGAAACCATACGCGCCGATGATCGCAGACCCCGTACTTACCCCGCAGAACGGGAAGGACAAAGCTCGCTCTGTACTCGGCGTTCCTGACGCTGCCGTGACCGATCCACCCCCGACGGTGATTGTCTGCCCAGCAGTCGGCGCGATCCCGGTAAGCAACTGAATCCATACCTTCGTCGCCGTCCCCGCGCTATCCCGCGCCAGGACTTGCCCTGTTCCACCTGACCAACTTGCTGCTACACCTTCTGCAATCGTGCTGGTGCGCGGCGTAGTAACAGCGACTTCGTGCGTGATCCCTCTAAACAGGTGCCCCGCTAGCCCATACAGCGTGGTAGTTTCACCGCGCCGCGTGAGGTACTTCATTCGCTCATAGAACTGATTTATTGAGCGCGAACCCCTGTCCCACTTTGAATAGTAATACTCAAGCGTCGAGTCGGCGTTTACATCAAGCCCGTTGTAGCCAGCCGTCAAATTGGCCACATCGCTCCATCCCGCTACCGTCCCGCTTGCCGTCTGGTTGTTCAGGTCGGAAGCGTATGTCAAGGCCGCGACGTTGATGCCGCGAGATGTTCCGTTCAGTTTGAACTCGGTATAGCTGTACCCGAACTCTCGGGTTTGTAGCAACAACCTTCGGCCATCGATATCCGCCGCGCTATCACGCACCTTCAGCATGAAGCGGCACGCGATTCCATTAGCGGCGTCAGGGTTCAACCCTTTCACGCCCGTCCCGTAGGGCACAGAATTCCAGAAGTCATTAGAGAGGACTGCCCCAATCTGAATTACCTGGATATGTGCGCCCGCCCCGGCAATCACCTGCATACCGTCGAATATCGTATCTCCGCCTGCCTGGATTATCGAGCCGGAGTACAAATGCTCGCTCGCCGCCGCGTCAATTGTGTAGCCATTGACCAAGGTGATAATCGTGTCGAACTGCTTATCAGAAGGCGTGACGCGGCTGATGTCCATGTAGTCGTCGCCGGTTGCCCCCGCGTCAGCAGCCAGGGCTTGCAGCCAACGGTGAAGCTCTAGAACGGTGTAATACCCTGCACCGCTTACCCCGTGCGCGGCCCCTATGTAAGAGATGACCTTGGTTGTAGTGTGGATGCTGAAGTCGGAAGCTATGGTCACGGTGATTACCTCAATCGGGGATTTGTGAAACGTAAATCGACTGCGCGCCAACGACGGCGGTTGTCAGGGTTTCATAAGGTTTGTAATACGTGGCCGAACTTCCTTTGCGCACCTTGATACGCAGATCGTTGTAATCACTACCAGGGCCGTAGGTCGATAGAGCGATGATTACTGTAGAAGTCTCGGCAACGTCGTCGTAGTACTGCGTACCGTCGTTCTGTTTTTCGACGTGGACGCGTGAACCAACGACAACATTGGTCAGCGTCAAGGTGAAGGTTCCAATCGGTTCAGTAGGCAGGCGCTGTATGGACAACGTTGTATTCAAGAACCCCTGATTGTTTCCCGGAAGTTCAACCGGACGTGATACCGGATAGGGCGACAGGAAGTTGAACAGCGCCACGGTCATGATACGGTAGGCTCGGGGGAAACATAGAAGACTAAGGCCACTGCGCGGGGGGCGCACAGGGACAAGCGCAGCATGACTTCACTGTTCTGCTTTACCGAATACGTAGTGGTCAGGCTAAGCTTTTTTGCTGAAAAACTAGCCACACCGTTGGGCGTCCATATCTTTCCGCTAGACGCAATTGCTGAGCGTGATGCTGCGAGTTGCAGACCTCGTGACGCAGACAGGGTTTCGACGCGCCACGTACCCCCGCTATCCATGTATGCAGCAGACAACTCCAACTCATCGGCGTAAAAAGTCGTCGCGTTGGGCACGTATAGTTCCACATCGAAGGTCTTGGTCGCCGGGGTATTTCGGAAGAAATACGACAACTTCAGCGGGGTTACGCTGATTTGACGTGTCGGTGCCGAGTTCCACGTTACCCGGTGCGCCCACTCGGCCCCTTGCAGATTTAAGGCCCCGCAATGTGGGAAGGTGCCGTCGCCTTTCCAGTCAGCGACGAACTGCGGAGTCTCCATACGAAAGGCTTTATTTGCGCCTTCGGGGGCATTCCACCATAACCGCACGTTGTTGATAGCGGAAGGCGGAATCCCGATAACCGCGTCCGTGACGCCGACTACCCCGTCAATAACAGCCTCAAGCTGCACAATCGCCGTATTGATATTGAGCGGCATCGGACAGCGATACACCCCGTTGGTGTCGCGCACTTCCCCGCCAATCCATTCGACTCGACCGACATTAGACGATCCCGCATACCGGATAAATTTTCCGATAGTTCCGCTTGCCGCTACGACCTCAAAAACAGACCCATTCAACCGAGTCCAAGCAGACGTTGTGCTCCCTCCGTAGTAAATCAGTTCCTTAGCTGTTGCCTGACATTGCAGCAGTGAATCTACTACGTCACAACCAAGGCCACTTGTAGACGAGCTACCGTCCGTGAATAGATAAATGCTTGGTGAAATATTTGATGCAGATTCAACAAAACGGCATTTTGAAAATACAAATTTCGCGTTACCTACTCCCGGACAATGGCCAAAGGACAAGGACGCTCCCGCCGTAGTTGTTACGGATACGTTAGCTTCAAACCCTCCTGGTTTACGTGAGGTGAATGAGAGTAGACCGCTGCTAGGGAAGATGAAATTAAAGGCAACCGAACTCCCTGACGTATTCTGGATAGTTGCGGTAAGTCGCCCGTCTTCCCCCGCCCACGTTGTACCGTCATCAAACACGTAGTTACGCTGCTTCCACGTAAGGCCCAGTGACGATGACGATTGCAAGGAGAAACCAAGATTCGATCCCCGCTTGGTGCGGCAATGAATCACATCCGTCGTTACTGACGGCTCGGTCGGCCCTGCTGCCGCCGCAAACCACAGACCATAATTCCCCAGCGTCTTTCCGAAGATTGTTGAGTTATTCGCCTTATAAGCGAACGGTCCATCTGCACCACCTGTGAATCCTGTGATGGTCGGTGCCGTGCCCCAAGTACCTGATGTCGTCGGCGGGAGAGAAGCCCAATCAGCCCCGGCGATACGCATCATTATCTGCACGGTCGTATTGATCGTCGGATGGACACGTGCCCACACCAGCCTATTCACTGGAAGCAGTAGTGAACTATATGTAGCTGTCGTCGCCAATGCGCTTCCGTTGATCGCCGTAACGATATTACTCGCCAGTGTTGAGGTTGATCCAGTCAGCGTAGCCAGCGCTCCGGTCGATTGCCCCATGATCTGCAATACACCGGCCCCCGACGCTGATGCCGATGCGCAATCAATCGTCGCTATCCCGACCGCCGCAGAGTGCCCAGGGCCGGCCTTGCCGTTGCCATCTTGAGGGTAGCCCCAATCCGTACTGCTAATAGTGTTGTTGCTGGCGTAAGCGCGGTATTCATTCCCGACCGCAGAAATGTCGCAGTAGAAATCCGTCATGCCAGTACCCCGTCAGCCCATCCCGCTTCGACAACACCCATTTGAACCAAAGCCGAACCGATGGCCGCTACACCGAACTGGGTGCGCTCATCGTCCAGATCGACACTGGTGCCGTCAGGATCAGGCGTCGTGAGTTTCATTTTTTCTACCCACGCTTCAATCTGCGTGCTGGACTTCGCCATCTGAAGAATGGCTACAAAAGCGGCATCTCCGAGTTTCTCGATGAATTCGAGCTTTGTCAGTCTCCGCTTGCCGACTACCACCGCAATGCTTCCTTCGTCGCTGATCGCTGGAATCAGAACGTGCTCATAGTCAGACGAAGGAAATTCATTCTGCTCTGTCTCGCCTTCAGCGGAATACACAGCGACTCGTGCACCGTCCGTCTTTCGCAGAATTTCATATTCATTCATTGGTGCTCGTCCCTTGGTAAAAGTGATGCATCGCTTCCTCTTTCGTCGCAAACCGGCGCACGTCGACCAGCCGGTAGCTGGTTACGAGCCAATACCCGTCGAACCCGATCACGAAGTCTCGGCGTGTCCAGCGCTGGCCCTTGGGCGGTCGGTACTCGATCGAACGGTACGAACGCAAGCCGTACCTCTCGGAATACCCGAAGTGCGGTATCAGCCCCCTGAACGCATGCGACCGGCGTATCCAGGCGTACTGAACCCCCCGGTTTGCGAGCCAGAGCCACATCGCCGCCAGCCAGCAGTTCAGATACCGCCGAGCGCTCATCCACGAACCCGCTCCTTCCGCTGCTTTTCGCAAGCGTTGTAATCCCGGCAGTCGAGTTTGCAGTCCTTCTCCCTACGTGCCGGCGATCCAAAACGTGGAACGAGGCCGAGCGAGCACGTGACGAAGGATTTAGGCTCCGCGTCTATTGCTCGCATCAGTCGGTCCTTGTAGTGGCTCATGGCGTCACTGGGCAGCCGTTGTATCGGCAGTAGTCTTGGAAGGCGGCGAGCTTGGCAGCGTCTTCTGCGGCGTCTTCGAGGAAGGCTGGATCACGAACGCGTTCTTGCTGGGGGTCATCACCCAGCTTGCGACTGGCGGGAGCGCCGGGCACTCCACGGCGACCGGGGTATGTCCGCACGCCGGCAAAGTGAGCGCGGTAAGCAGCAACAGCGCTGTCGCGTATTTCATTGACGTGGGCTTCATGTTCGCTCCGGATAGTGATCAAATTGTCTTCGTAGCGCGCCTTCGTCTCGGCGTTCTTGGCCTGTTGCGCAAGTCCAGCGGCTTCTACCTGCGCGGTGAAGGTAATCAGTTCGTCGCGCTTGCTGACGTAGAGGGACGACATCATGCCAAGACCAACGAGCAGCGCGCCGATGACGACAAGTTTCCAGTTGAGCAGTAGGGTTTCGATCATTGCGTCAGCCCCTCCTGACACATATCGCGCTCACGCTTGCGCCGGTTGGTCAGCCCCTGCACGTGCTTGCCCTTGACCTTGTCCCACATCATCACGGCTTCGCAGGCCCCAGCAACATCCCCAGCATTGATGCGACGGACCACTGTGCTCTTGCAGAAGGCAGACACACCGATGTTGTAGGACAGAGAGACAAAGGACGCCCGGCGCTTGTTCGGCAGATCCGCTGTAACGCATGAATCGACCCCTTGATTGAATTCCACCAGTCGCTCCGATAATCGCTTGTCGCATTGCGCCTTGGTTGCCACGTCGCCCGGCTGCACCCCGCGAGTTTCGCCGTAGCAGATGGTCGGCACTCTACCGATGTCCGGATATTCCTTGAGAGACAGTCCCTCATAAGCACAGACAGCGGTAATAGCGATGGCCAACCATCCCGCCTGCTTGGTCGTCGGTCTCATTTCGTCATGCCCGGCTGGGCGATGACGCGGGATGCGCCGGCCCCGACAGCCACCAAAAACGACAGTCCGGAAAAGATGCCAGTCTGCATCGATGGTTCCAACATCGGGAGAACAGTTTCAATACCCGAGAGCAGGGCCGCCAGCATGGCCAGCCTGAAACTCCAGGCCTTCTTGAGAATCTTCTTCCAATCGTCGGTCAGGGTGATTTTCATTGCCTATCTCCTTATTCGTCGCTGCCAATAAGCGCCATAAAGGCAAGCGCCGTGACGATTGCGGTGGCTGCAAGCGCCTTCCACAAGTCAGGGACAAGGGAGAAACAAGCCATCAATTCCACCCACTGCTAGGAAGCCAGTGCGCAACGGGCTTTTGTTCGGCGTCGTCAATAACAACACGCCAATTCATTGGCTCACCGATCCTAGCTATCTCTGCTGCCAGTTGCATGGCCTTCTGCGCATCGGTCTTGGAAACCCGTGTTACCGTGCGCCATTTAGCCTGGTCATGCGCCAGTAATTTGCGCTGCAACAGGTATTTGATATCGTTCATTTGATCAGCCAGGCTGGCAAGGCGACGCCGAGTTTTACTGCCAGCGCTGCGATGGCGATTACAAAGAGGATCTTGGCGACGCCGAAGACGCCTTCAATTCCCTTTTCGGTAATCTTGTTGATTGCGGCTTCGTACATCTTCTTGCGCGATATTTCCGCCTCTTTCTCAGCGTTCGCCGCGTTTATCTTGGCTTGGTGATATTCGCGGTGCGGAAGCGGATCGCCGTTAGGAAACGCTGACATAAACTCTGCGACCATCGCTTGTTTCATCGTTGCCTCGTTCGCCTCGTGGGCTGACATCAACCCCTTGAAGTCTCCGAGCGTTAGTGGCTGGCTGTCGATTTCGCTCATTCTTTCTCCACCTTCACGTAGCCACTAACCAAGGGAATGACTTTGGCCGGAGAGTCTGAGGTAACGGCCTCAATGTCGTACCAGCCGGTTTTTCCCGCCAACAACTCACTCGCCGCTGCCGGAATTTCCAGTGTGATCGTCGACAGGCTGGTGTTGACCGTCAGTTTCAGGACGTTGAGCGCCCCATCCGCGACCAGATTGGAAGCCAGGAGCGTTCCCCCTTTGCGCGTCTTGAGCCGGATGCGGAAAGTCATCCCGGTCAGTGACATGGGCGTGTTGTAATGAATGAACCCGCCCTGCGTGTAAGCCTTCAGATCCGCGATGTTCTTTTCGTTGAGCTCAATGACGTCCGGCGAGACCACCGTCGCGGCGTAATACTCTTCATCCTGAATATCATCGGCGTTGAGCGCGTTGATTTCCTTTGGTACGTCGACGTTTACAATGGCCGTGCGCCAACCATCGAGCAGGCCGTGCGGCTCGGTCGTCTGGATCACTGCCGAGGCATAAGGGCAGGAGATTGCCAGGATCGGCTTGCGCACGATCGGCGGCACCTCGCAGCGCAGTACGTTGGTGTAGCTGTGCCCCTGGCGGATCGTAACGTTGTAAATTGCATCAGCCATCCTGAATCCTTAGCGTTGAGGAAGGTGCCTGGCGCGCGAGGTGTCCCGCTCGGCGTCCGTTTCAGCGACGCCCGAGACGGGCGGGCCGAAGATGGTGGTAAAGCGGTCACCGTAGAATTTCACGGCAGCAGGATCGAAGGTGTCGGCATCATGCTTGGCGTAGCCCAGTTCCAGCATGTGGTCGAGCAGATCCTTGTGGTGCCGGACATTGATTTCCGGCGCGTCGTCCATGCCTGTCATGGGATTGAGCGGAAGCCGGAAGTACGCGGCGCGCGCGGTATCGTCGGATACCGGCGTCGGATACAGGCGCAGCGCCCCGGATACCCAGTCGGGCATAGCGATGAAGGGAACGGGCGAGGCATTGACGCTTTCCCAGTCGGGCGTGGTTTCTTCCACACGGCGCCAACTGAGCAACTTCAAATTTTTTGCGCCGGTTTCCAGTCGCACCCGACGCACGAACAGGATAAGCGGATCAAGCGCTACCAGCGGTTCATTGGCGAAGACGTCCAGGATTCCGGTGTCTGCGATCAGCAGGGCGCGCCGGCAAGCCTCCATCTCGGCCTTGTTGGCGTACCCGATGATGTTCTGATCCGACCAGAAATAGGGAAACTTCAGATCGCCGGTGATCGTGCGAAACTCGGTTATTAATTCTTTGATCTTCATGCGCCGAACCTCCGCGACTGGACCCGGATGCTGCCCTTGACTCGTTCATGTTCCACGGCGATGCGCGCGGAAACGATCATCCGTTCCGATTGCGCGTGCTTGGTGGCTACCTGGGCCGGCTGCGACCACGGGCGGTCGGCCACGGCAAAGAGCAGTTCCAGGGCGCCCGCGCTTAGCGCCTCGTCGTAGCGCGAGGTTAGTTCAGCGGGCAAGTCCGGCGCCGTCAGCGTCGGTGTCAGTGCCACGCGCACCGTGTACTCCGTTCCCGCGTAGTGGATAACGGGTGTTGGGTAGAGCGTCAGGTTGAGGTAGTCCAGGCTGTTGAAGTACGTTGGGCGACCCTCGGCCGTGATCCAGTCGGGCAGGATCTGGCGTAGTTGATCCAGGCTCTTGCCGACCAGTTCATTACCGGCTGGGTTGTAGACGTTGCAGACCAGCACCGTTTCGGTATTGGCCGGTATCGGCAGCGGGTACTCGTGAACCGCATCGATCAGCGGTATTGGTGTCAGCAGCTTGCGCCAGGCCGTTGACTCCCGACAGAAGTGGCGGCACGCACGGCGCACGGCCATACGCACGGTGTCCAGCGGGCACTCCGGCAGATCAGGCAGGAGCAGCGGGAACAGGCTGTCGATGTTGGGGGTAGCCATTAAACAGGTTTCCGCAGGTAGGTATGCAAGTCGCTGGCCAACATCACGGCATGGGTTAATTCAGGACTTGCCCCGCACCGTTCAATCGCTAAACACACCTGATAAGCCAATTCGATCAGTTCTTCATTGCTTGGCCGAGGAACATCAGGATGACCGGCTGCTTTTTTGTACTCAGGCATGATTTCTCCTAGCTGGCCGCGGCGGCCGGCTCAGCAGCAAGCGGCAGCACTTTGAGGTTGGGATTTGTCCCGGTCATGGCCTTGGCCTGCGCATTGATCGAGGACAGGAATTGCTGCAGATAGCTGGCGCCATTGGCCGCGCGCTCGGGTGACTTGAGCCAGGCGCGGGCCATGACGTAGGAAATCAAATCGTCGGCATACTGATCGTCAAGCGTCAGCGTCGCGGTGCTGGGCCCACCATAAAGGTACAGCTCATTGCCCGGCACGCCGGTATTGGGAATTTCGACCGGAATGGCCTGATAGCCGATCTCGACCCAGACATCCGGTGTCGACGGCACGCCAGGCTCGACAAAGAATTCGGTCGGGAATCGAGGGTCGAAAACAAACTGCGCAATCGACCCATCGCCGGGCGTCACATGCCAGCCCGGATTGATGGCGTCCAGGTCGCGGCGCGGAACCAGCCGTATCGACTGGCCCGGCGTGGTGCCGGTTGGTCCCATGTTGAGCAGGATGTCGTTCAGGACCGTCCCTTGTACTTCGACCGCCGCACTGCCGTCGCCCGGCAGGATGCGGTTGGCTGGTATCCGGCGAATCGACTGCCGAGTGCCAGGAACCAGTTTGACCGAATCCATGCGCGCACCTGCGGCCGGCAGGAACTTGCAGAGCGTGCGCTGCGCATCGTTGAACCAGAGCACGAGCTCGTGCTCGCTCCAGTCAACGAATTGCGGCTCCGTATCCCCGAGCAGCAGCGAGACCTTATACACGGCCTCGCGGACCAGATTACGACCCATAGCCGTCAGCCGTTAGGCGGCAAGTTGGGGCGCGGGAAACGTCTTCATCACCGAGACACTGAAGCGCGGGGAGAAATCTACGCCGCGCGACCCTTCGGCAAGCGGGGGAGTCGTGTCGTTCAGCGCGTGATAAGCCTCGACCGGGATGATTTGCGGGCTGTTGCGCGGCACCAGCCAGGTGTGTTCGTTGACGCGCACGAACTGTGCTTCCTTGCCGGCAGCGCCTTCTCCGGCTGCCAGCACGATTTGCACGGTTTCGCCTGAGAGACCGGCGCGCATTGACGAGGTAACGACTTCCGGCAGTGTCGCGTTCGGCGGATTGGCCAGGTCGTTGGTAGTGGTGATGGCCGGATGGGCGGCAGCGGGCGTGACGCCAGGAGGAATCGCCAGTTCGGCAAGTGCGTCGGTGGATTTGTTGGTTTGGGCTGTGGCCATGTGTGGCTCCGGTAGAAAATGCGGGCAAAAAAAAGCCCGCACAAGGCGGGCTCAAGGGGGCTGCGGAGGTTAGAGGGCGGTTGCGGCCGGCAGCACGCCCGCAAAGTCGTAGTACGTGGCCACGCCGGTCAGCGCCGTGGTATTTGGGATGAAGTCGGCGGCGGCGACGATCTTGATCGCGCCGATCGGGACAACGTTGTCGGGGATGCCTTGCGCGACGGTCGAGAGTGCCGGGGGAATCGGCGGCGAAGCAATCAGCAGCTCCGACGTGGTATCCACCAGCTTCGAGGTCTTGACCGGCGTCACGATGCCGGCCGCGTTGGTCGACAGCACGTAGGCGCGGTACTGGGTGGCACCGGTGAGGGTGTTGACTTCCGCCTTGAAGAGATCGCCCTGGTACGTGGTCACCGCACCCGCCGCGTCCAGACCGACAACGAACAGGCACGAGAAGCCCAGCGGCACCGTGGCATGGCCGGACGAGAAGACAAGCGCCGTGGTTGCCGCCTTGGCCGTCTTGAACACGCCGTCAACGGCGTAGGGAATTGCGTTGACGGTCTTGAACTTGGCCGGCACCGCATCGATGGCCAGGCCGCCCGCCGCGAGGACGATCATGCCCAGCGCAAAGCGCAGGTCGGAATGACGCGCGCCTTGGAGAGATTGGGAATTCATGGTGTTTCCTTTCGAGAAATTGAAAAAGCCCCTGGACGAGCGGGCTTAGGTCACTGCGCCTTGGTTAGACCGGGGATGCTGTAAGGATTAATGCCAAAAACGCATCGTTTAATATCTTACTCGCCTTCATGAATTTCCAGCCGATCGACCCGGTTTGTCCGAGCTCATCGCCCGGCGCCGGCTTAGGATTGCGCACCATCGGCGTGACGTTGTGCAGGCCGTTGAGCGCGACGTTGGCAAAAGCGTTGTCCCCGAAGATGATGCAAGGGAAGACGTCGGCCTTGCCGCTCGTGGCATCCTGACGCACCGAGGCGCCGCCCGTCGCCCCTTGTCCGGCCCATGGCACCAGAAGCGTGTGATACAGGAAGCGCACATCGTTGACCGCACCGATTTCGGTCGGGTAGGGCGTGATCGATCCGTAGTCCGCCGAGTCCTTGAAGCCGACATACCCGCGCACGGTCGGCACCAATTCCGGGGGAATGATGGCGATGTAGGCCGGGCGCACGGCTTCGGTCCCGAAATCGACCGTGGCCTTGACCTGTTTGGTGATGAACTTGGCGTTCTGACGCATCAGACCGGTCACCGCCCGCTCCACATGGGCCTTGCCCATCACGGTATTCACCGCCGAGAGCCCCGCGCCGTTAGCGAACCATTTCGAGGTCGTCGACAAAAGCTCGTTGATGATGATCTTCTCGGACGTTTCGCTGATCTGCTGCGACAAAACATCAAGGCTTCCCTGGATGGTCGTGTCGTCGCAGGTATCCTGTACCACGTCGGTAATGCCGATGAAGTCGCCGCACTGGTTCAGGGTAACGGTCACCGGTGTACGCGACAGTTTGCGGCCGGCCGGTTGTACGCCTTCCTGCAGCAGCGTGTTTTCCGGGCCAGAGGGCAGGGCGTTGTAGCGGAAGAAGGTCATCACCTTCGTTTCGTTACTCGGCAGGGATTCAGCTTGGCCGAAACGGTCAAGGACGATCGTGGGCATGCCACGTTCCAGCAGTTGGCCGGAAATGTAGCCCGCCACTTCCGGCGAGACGTCTCCGTATTGGGTAGCAGTAGTCATTTTGGTTTCCTCAGAGAGTTAGTTAAAACAGGGGTTCTCCAAGAAAGCTGTCCGGTCGTATGCTGTGGTCGCTGGGCGTCTAGGACGTATCGCAGGAGGGCCAGGAAGCGCGTGGGCTGTCTTTCTTTTCGTGTCGGCCTGATACCGTCAGGCCTGCGGTTTAAAATCGGTTAAGCTTTGCTGCGGTAGAAGCCGCGCTTGAAAGCGTCCTCGGCACTTCCGCCCGCTTTGCCAGCGAGCGAAGGAACCGGTGTTCCCGACGAGCGCACGGAAGTTGCTGCGTCCAGCGCCGAGGTATCGATAGAGCCTGGCGCCGGTTCGGCATTGGCCGCTACAAAGTCCTTGAAGTCCTTGAGCACGCGCACGATGCGCCCTGCGGATCCGCCTTCAAGGACGCGCACAATCTTCTGCTGCGCATCCGGTTCCTGAGCGGTCACCCACTGCTCGAACTCGGGTGAGTTCACCACTTGTTCGAAGTCGGGTTCCTGGTCCTCGATGTCGCCCTGATGCATGCCCTGGAAGCCGGCGATCACCGCATCCAGCGTGCTGGCCAGGTCATCGTTCTGCGCTTTGAGCGGGCCAATGGCTTCACTAGCCACCTTGCCGGCACTGGCTTCAGCGATGTACCCGACGAACTTGGCCAGGTCATCCATGAAGTCCGGGCCAAAATCGCTGCTCCAGCGCTGGGCAATGGCTTTGATCTTTTCCGGCGCATTGGCAACAACATCCGGCGTCGATCCGGGCAGTGCTTCGCCGTCTGGTTCGGTCTGCGCTTCGGCCATTTCCTCGCCTGCGGTCTCGCCCATTTCTTCGGCGGCCGGCTCGTTCGCCTCGTTGGGGTCCATGGCTGTCTCTTCCGGCTCAGCGGTCACCGCATGCGATCCGTCGTGCAGGGGGTTATTCGCCGCCATCAAAGCCGCTTCTTTGGCCTTGAGCTCCGCTTCTCGTTTGGCCAGCCGACCTTGCCAGGTCTTCTCGCTGTGCGTCATTTCCGGCATGGCTTCATCGTCAGTACCGGTTTCGCCTGTGGGAGAGGTGTTCTCGACCGTTCCGGTACCCGGGCCGGTTTCACCAGATCCCGCGCCCTGCGTTCCAGCGTCAGTCGCTCCCTCGCCGTTGATGCTGCCGGCGTCGCCTTCCGGCGCGATCACGATGGCCACTTCGGGCGCATCAGGCTTCTTTTCGGTTGTTTTGCCGCGGAACCCGGAGGCGAAGCGGTCTTTTGTGGCTTGGTCCATGAGGATTCCCCAATAAAAAAGCCGGGAAATCCCGGCCTGGTCTGTCCTGCGAGTTGCAGGGGTATTACGCGGTTAAAGCCACGCGATTCAAATCGGCGGCGGTTAGTGCGGTGCGCAGCAAGACGAGTTGCTGGGCCGAGACACGCAAGCGCGAGACCTCGGCGTCAGGGCAGTCGATCAGCCGCACTTGGTAGTGCTCGATCAAAGCGTCCAGCATCACGACCATCTGTTTTGTTTGCTCGTTGGCCCGGTACTCACGCACGCCGGCCAGCGCAACAAAAGCCGCATTGCGCAAGTCGTTTGCTGTTTTCATGGTCATCAGCCTGGGATCTGCGCGGTTTCGATGCCGGCATGCTCACCGACCAGCGCGCCCCCAGTTTCCCGATCGGGCACAAGGCTTGCTGGCCTTGCCTGCGATGCTAGGCTTGGCTGGCTGTCTTGCATAGGCGGGCTTGCTAGGCTAGGTTGTGCCGCTGGAGCCGCAGCCCCTTCGATCGATGCGGTGGTAGTCGTTTCCTGTGGCGTCATGTCGATAGCCCCGATACTATCGAGTATTTCATCGCCGGCAGCGGCGGCCGCTGGGTTGCTGGCTGCAACACCACCCCCTTGCATCGCCGCATAAATGGTATCGGCGCGCTTGCTGATCGCGTCGGCGTTGATTTGTGCTACCTGCGCAGCTAACTTGGCCACATTGGTTTCGAGATTGGCCACTTGCAGCTCGCGCAAGCGCTTGTCCAGTTCGGCCTGGTGCTTGGCCTCGTCGGTATTCTGTTCTTCCTCGACTTCATCTTCACTCTTGATGATTCCGACCAGTTCATTGGCCTGCGCGCGCTGCTCCGCGAACTTATGCCACTTGATGAACGGCCGTTCTTCCGGTGCGCTGGACGCGGCATACTGCCCGAGTTGCGCCGAGCGGACTTCCTTGGCCACCAGCGACGACGCGCCCAGGGCTTCAACATCGAAATCGCCATGGTTCGCGGGGTCTGGGTTGAACTGCATGTTCCACGAGTACATCCCGGTCACAAACGGCTTGGTGATACCTTCGTCCCAAGCGCTGACCTGATCCTTGAGCGCGACATTGGACTGACTGAGCAGCATGGACATGCCGGATGCGGTACCAGCGGCGCCCTGCGTCGGATTGACGCCGGTATCCATGAATTTCGGGATTGCCGTGGTCTCGTCGGCGCTGGCGTCGAAGTCCTGCGCGATCTGGCGCAGTTCGCTGATGTGCGAGTCGATGTTGATGGCCCGGATCGCCGGATACTGCGGATCGCCTTTGGTCCGCGCCCAGACCTTGAACGGGTAAATCTCGTCGATCTTCTCGCCGGTCGCCAGCAGGTCGACGAACGCCTCGATCTGCGGCCCTGCGGTGATCGCCGCGTTGTCCAGCGTGGCCCGTGTCGCGGCGTTGATCATCTCCTGATCGCCGCGCATGATCGTCGCAATACCCTCACCAAAGATCGATGTTTCGTCTTTGTCGAAGTAATACAGGTGGTAGGGCCAGTCCTGACCCTCCATCGGCTGCAGCACGGCCTTGATCGGTTCGCCGTTCGGGAACATCAAGACATTGCCGAAGTAAATATCGTCGTCGCTGGTCGGCAACTGCACGCCGCATGACAGCAGATCATCCCGATCAAGCCAGCCCCAGCGTTCCAGCAGCTCGTATTGACCGGACTGGTTAAAATTCGTCTGCCGTGTGTCGCCCATCTGCTGCAAGGTCTGCTCGAAGCTCTGGCGCGTGACCAGCCCTTGCGGGAGCGATGACACATAGCTGCGGATGCGCGGCCCATCCACGACCCGGCTCTTGGCCAGCAGCAAAAGCCCTTGCTTGCTCATCAAGTGCCGCTCCCAGGCCCCGCGCGCCTGCTCCAGTTCGGTCACCGCCATGTCCGGATAGAAGCGCCACAGCGGGCAGAAATCCATGAAAGGCTTGAATTCCTCCTGCCGAGACATCACGAACTTTTTCTCCGTCGCTGAATAGATGTAGCGCACGCGCGATAGACGTCGCTCGACCAGCGGCCCCTTGAGGATGCCGGTTCCGTACAGGTTGCCCGAGTGCAGAACCTGGCGCGCAATGCGCTTGAAGCGGCCTTCGACCAGTTGATCGTCGATGGTGTTGCCCATGCGCAGCGCCGCTTCATCGACAAAGGAACGAATAGCTTCGCGCAACTTGTTTTCGGTCGTCGGCTGCTGCAGCGACTGGATGATGCACTGCCGGTCTTCCTCGGAAATCGTCGGCTCGGGCGTCGATTTCAAACGATAATTGCGCTCGGCGCTGGCCGGGAACAACAAATCGAACATCCGGGAATCTACCGCACGGATCTTCGAGCGCGTCTTGCGCTTGAATGCTTTCGAGCGATTCTTCAGCGCGCCGGCCACGCTCGGCTCATAAATCCCCAAGAACTGACGCAAATCCATCAGCCAGCGTTCCTCGACCGGCTGGCGGTCAGCCGCGAAACGCGTGAACTCGCCCTGTAGCTTGATAGACAGCGGTTGCAGTTGAGAAACTGGCGTGCCGCCCTGCTGCGCCGTCAGCGCCATGTGCTTCTTTGTCTCGGCAAAGCGCGCTGCTTCCTCGGCTTCCGGCGTTATCAGCGGGGAGATCATGTCGCCCATGCTCAATAACCCGCGCTCGATGCTGGCTTGTGGCCGCCGTAACCGCGCTGCAGATCACCGGAAACACTATCCGCGCCAAAAGTCAGCACGAACGCGTCCCAGCGATCCGGCGAGCATCCGTTGATTTTCTTGTATTCCTTCTTGCTTTGCATCAGAAGAAGTCCATTTCTGTATGAATATTTGATCGCGCCGCCCTGTGTGCGCAGTTCCGCGCACTCGACCATGGCCACCGGTGCGTTCAGCAGGTAGTCTTTGGCCTTCCTGTGTAACTGTGCCCGGACGTTGTAGTTCTCGCCGTCGTCCAACTTGGCGCCGGTATGTAGCCCCACCACCTTCTCTCGGTAACGCCCGAGTCGAAGCTGGTCATAGCAACTGGCACCCGGGCCATCCAGTTCGATCACGATCGCCACCACCGGCTGTCCAGATTTTTCCAGCAAGTCGGCCTGCGCTTCGCAGAGCCAAGCCAGTTGCGGACCATCCATCTTGGCGCGCACTACCTGTTTCAGATTCAACCGTCCGCGCCGGCAATGGATTACGCTCTCGTCGTCGCCAAAGTGCGCCGCATCAATGCCGATAATCCAGCCCCCGATCGGGACCACATCGGCCGGCCCGTTGCGCATCGCCGCCGCCAGAAGATCGCCGGACACCCAAGAGTCCGTCGTCGAGGCGTGATAGTCGATATCGATCTCTTGTGCGAGAACGACCGGATCCAGTTTGTCCTTCTGCGCTTCGTACCACTCGTCGTCTTTCCGCGGATCCTGCGTCCAGTGAAACGAGAAGATACTGGTCTTTCTGCTGTGCCGCTTGCGATAGAATGGGTTTCCTGCCCCGTTTGGCGTCGATACGTGCAGTTTACAGTTCGACGTCTGACTCAATGCCGCATCAATGGCCTCGGCGTGCTCCAGGAAGGCTGACTCATCGATGAAATAGACGGAGGTTCTGTTCCCTCGGCCGATGTTGTCTCCAGCCTCTCCTACGATCACGCTGCCATTCGCAGGGTTAAGTATCCCCATGAACGGCGCATGGACCCGCTCAACATAGCCATCTGGCCTGAATTCTGGCGGTAGCAGCGCAATGTACTGGCGCATTTTCCAGAATAGCGATTTAGGGTCACCTAGCTTGTCTACGTATTCTTCCTTGCGCGAACCAAACCCGATGACCGTGCCCGGTTGAAACGTCCACATCCAGACAGCGACGGCCACGCACAGCCAGGAAACGCCCATGTCGCGGCTTTTTTCCGCCAGGCCGTCCTCACGCCCGCGCCAGCGTTCAATCACCCAAGTAACAAATTCCTCTTGTCGGGGAAACAGAATGAACGGGATCGTCGTTGGCAATCCGATTTCGGCCAGGCGCGGATCAAACGTAAGACCCCATTGAGAAATCCAGTCGATTGGATTCTCTTTGTAGTGCTCCATGAGCCCCGCTAACATGCCGGGGGAAGAACGAATGCGCTCTAAACGTTCGGCGCGCTCTTTGAACACCCGCTCGTAATCGGGTTTCTTCCAATCAAAATCATTCACTGCGCTGCGGCTTCTTTGCGACGAACCCAAGCGGCGCGCATGTTTGCAATAGCTGATTCTGACCGCTTTGCCCCAACGTGACCGGCGATGCGCTTGGATACCCACTCCGGATCCTGCTTAATCCCACGATGACCTTCCGCAATATTTCTGCGGGCGTTATCGCTATGGCGATGACCAAGGCTATGCGTATTCCCTTTTGACGCCTCTGATATCAGCCTCAGAGTATCCGCATCGTGCTTGTGGCCCTGCGCATGTTGATTACCTAGAAGTTTTGAACGGTGTTCCGCGCTATGCCGAAACCCCAAGGCAGATCCCGCTACTCCCAGGATATTGTATCCGTCGCTTACCGCCGAAAAACCATCGATACATGCCTGCTCATACGTGATGAGATTTGCCTTTGAACAGATCAAGACCCGCTCAAAACGAAAAGCTGACTCTCCGTATTTGTTCCAGGCGTTCTGCAATTTTGTGTTTCTGTGTTTCCCTGCGCGCAGATTGCATCGATGCAAGGCAAAGCGCCGCGGGAAATTGACAGCACTTCCGACATAAACCTTGCCAGTTTCAACGTGGCGTATCTGATAAATACCGGACTTCATTTTCCGATCATCCTCATATACGCATCCTGCGCTGACATGGCAGGACCATCATAGTCCTTCGTCGCCTTCTCGTCAGCGGAAGCTCCAATGCCGTAGGCCTCGCGCTCCAGGGCAATCAGCACTTTCAAGGTTTCCGACAGCTTCTTGAGCGAGTCCACGCGCTGCGGCATGGCGATCACGCGCCGGTAGATGTCGTTCAGTTTATCGGTGCCCGTCGGTTTTCCGTCATCGTCCACGGCTTCCAGGACGTCCGCCAGTTCTTTGTAGAGGTCCTGGTGCTCCGTCTGGTCCTCAAGCTCGGCCAGCAGGTTGATGACCAGCGCGCGGAAGCGGGCGATATCCTTGCGGTGACCAACACGGATAGAGGCGACAATCGCCCCCGCGGCATTGACTACATCGCGGTCTGTTACAGCGGTAGATTTTGTAACGCCCGCTGTAACAGACTCTCTTGTAATAATCTCGTCGGCCTTGGCCGCGATCTTTTCCGCGAGGTTGCGCACCCATCCACAAGCCTTGGCCTTGCGGGCGATGGCCATGTGTGACAAGCCAGGATGTGCAGCCGCTATTTCGCGCAGCGACAGAACATTGAGCCGGTAATCAATCTCGACCCGCTCCCAATCGATCGCGGGCTTTGTAACAGTCTCCGCGCCGGGCTTCTTGGCCGTCGTTTTGTTCTTGTCGTTCATGGAGACCACGCTGGAATGCAAAAAGCCCAGCTTCGTGGGCTGGGCTTCGTTGGGTTACGTTGCTGAGCAGACTACTTGAGTGTTGCATCGTGATCGGCAGCTAGGACCGACCACGCTAGCGCAAGCCACCCCGGGTCTTTAATTGGGCCTGCGCCCGAGACTTGATGGCCCTCGGCGCCCCCGGCACGCACCGGACACTGCCGGTAGCGTTTTACTCAGTTAATACACCCATTATACCAGTGGCGGGAAAGTGGTTTCTTTTTGCGTGATTGTATTGATTCACCTTGTAACAGTAACTGTTACTGTTTATACTGGAATCTAACACCTCACCCACCACGCCGAAAGGACCGCTATGACCAAGACCCAATACAAGAAAGCCCGCCGCCTGTTGCGCGAGAACGGATGTTCCGCGCTTAACTGGATGCCGCGGCCGATCGCCATGGAAATGGATATGGTGCTCGACCAAGCCAACGCGGTGGATCCACTGGCCGAACGCGCCGATATCGTGGCCTATTGCCGGCGCAACGACATCTATTGCAATGTACGTCTGACCGCGGCGCGCTAACCATGTGCGCCAACATCGAGCAACTGATGGAAAAGTTCGACTGCGACTGGGTTGAGGACA